CCCCCCCGGCGCCCGGGGGCGGGCCCCGCGCCGCCGGCTGCAGCCCCGGCGGCGGACTGCGGGGCCGCGGCCTGGCCCGCCGCCCTCTGGGATGCGGCAGCACCCCGAGCGGCGCCGGCGTTCTTATAGAGAGCACCGGTTTGCTCGTTGACGGAGACCGTCGAGAGCTTGTAGAGTTTGACCGTCTCCGCGAGGGCCGACAGGAGCGAGCGGATCGATGTGATGGGGTGCTGCATCGCAATTCCCATCGACCTCTGCGCGGTTGTCAACGCGTAGGCGCCTCCGAGCACAAGAGCCTGCTTGGCGTAGTAGCCGGCCATGATCCCGCCGGCCGTCAGGAAGGCGCCGGCGAGCTTGGCCACCCACTGAGCGGCGGGGTTCTGCACGAGGTTCGTCAGGACCGTGACGAGACCCGTAAGGGATCCGAGCATGTCTCCGATCCCCGAGTTCGTGGAGCGACCGATCTCTGCCTTCAGGTTCGCCCAGGAGTTCTTCAGCATCTCCAGCTTGCCTGCCGTAGTGGAGGCGATCTGCTGGTACTGGTCGTTGAGCGTCTTCGAGTCGTTGTAGCCGGCCTCGGCGTCCTTCATCGTCTGTTCGAGTGTCTTGTGCGCCTCGGCTAGACGGAGGATCGTCGGGACGTCGCGGGAGGCCTTGATGCCGAGGTCTTTGAGCACGCCGATGGCGCCCTGGCCCTGGTTCTTGAGCCCGGCGATGAACTTGACGAAGATGTCGCTGAACTTAGACGTCCCCCACGCAGACTGAACCTCCTGTGCGGAGACGCCTGCCACGCGGGCGAACAGGTTGAGTTCGTCTCCGCCGCCCCTGATGGCTTTCTGCATCTGGGTGAACATGCGGGTGATGACGCCTCGGGAGAGCTCGGGTGCGACGCCGATGGATGCGAGGGCTCCGGACAGGCCGACCACCTGGTATTCGGTCATGCCGGCGAACTTGCCCATGGCGGAGATCTGCGTGGATGTGTTGGCGATCTGGGATTCCGTAGCCGCCGAGTTGACGCCGACCTTCAAAATCGACGATGCGATGTTGTCGAAATTCTGGCCGGTCGTGCCCATGATCGTCTGGAAGCGCGCGATCGTCTCGCCGGACTTGTCAAGCGACAGGTCGGTGGTGGCCGACAGCTTCGCGACGGTCTCGGTGAAGTCGGTGATGGACTCTTTGGCGACGCCCAGCTGCCCTCCGAGGGCGGCGATGTTCGACAGGTCCTTAAAGTTCGTCGTCGTGACAGAGGCGGCCATCTGTTCGAGTTTGCCGCGTAGTTCGTCTGCGGATTTCCCGGCGATGTCGTTAGTCCGCTTCACCTGTGCGAAGGCGGACTCGTAGTCCATCGACTCTTTGACGACGGTAGTAAACGCGCCGATCGTCGCCTTCGAGATGTTCTGCATAACGGCGGCCACATCGTAGAGGGCGTAGCGCATGTTAGAGATGCGGGACTTCGCCTCTTCCGCCGCTCGGCCAGCCCTGTCGAAGCCCTCCCCGGCTTCTCTGCCACCTCGGCCGGCTCCGTCCAGGCCTTTGCCGATGTCGGCGCCGACGACCTTGCCCTTGATATTGTCGAGGGCTTGTGCGATAGTGTTGATGGATTCCGCAGCCTCGTGGAGTTCGGACGTACCCTGTACGTTGAACTCGATAGTCTGCTTGATATCAGGCATCACTCACTCCTGTTGTAGTAGTCCATCCTCGTGGGCAGGTCTCGCTCCGCGTAGTCAGGCATGTACGGTGTCATCACAGTGTCTTTGCCCCACTTCTGCTTGTCCTCATAGGGAGGCGGATCGGTGGCGCGATGTGTGCTGACCCAATCATGCATCATCCTTGCCTTAGTAGCATAGCATGTTCTATCTTCTGCGCGCCATGCTATATCAGGGTCCGTCGAATGACAAAGCCAGATAGGATTACCGCACTTCTGACACGTCTCGTCTTTAACCGTCTTGTAAGCCAACACGAGCTTATAGTCCAACTCAGTCCAATGCCCGAAAGGGTCAGGCTGGTTATATATGACGGCGGTGGGCCTCATGTGCAGGTCCACCGCCGTCCTAACCATCGATAGAGCGCCGCTCCCCCCTTTGTCTTGGAGGGCGTCTATCAGAAATCCACCGTCACCGCATTGTCGTAGTCGGCTGAAGCCCCGAGGAGGTTCATCGCCGCCACGAGCAGGCCCAGGTACTGTTCGCCGGGCAGTGCGTTCAGGATCTTACGGATCTCCTCCGAGTTGAACTTCCTTTCGTCCACGTTGCCTTCGGCGTCCTCGATCTTGTACAGCGTCTTCGATAGAAGCGCTAGGTAGGCCTCCGACACACGCTTCGTCTTGTTCTTCGTCTTGTCCGCACTTTCGATACCGATCATCAGCTCTTCGCGCACATCGGCTGTCACCGACTGGAGGTGGAACGTCAGCTTAGAGGCGTCCCGCCTCTTCACCGCTTCCTTGATCACATCGGCGTCGGCCTGCTCTTTGATGAGCCGCTCGACATCCTGCACCGCCTCGGCGTCCAGGTACACGACCTTCTCGGCCTTCGGCGCCTTGGATCGAGACAGCACCTCGAAAATGTCCATAGTTGAAATCCTCTCTGTTAGGCGTTAGGGTAACGTCGTAAACAAGAATAGCACAGGGCGGAGAGGAGACGCCCTGTGCTATTCGCTGAGGTGTACGTTATGCCACAGTCACCTTGACCGTCACATTCGCACAAGCGGGATGGCTGACGATGACATCCGCGCTGCCCGCCTTCAGGCCGGTCACCACGCCGAGCGGGCTGACCGACACCGTAGAGGTGTCCTTCGACAGGTAGGAGCACACGGAGCGTGCCACATGGCCGTGGATCTTTGGCAGAATCGGGCGGTGCTCGTTGAGAGACACTGTCAGATTTTCCGTGTCGGTGATCGTCGTCGTGTTGTCCTTGAAAACGCCGTTGACGGCCAGCTGGCCCTGCTGGAGGAACGATACCGTGTAACGGGTCGGGTTGTCGCCTTCGAGGGTGTTCTTGTACGTAGACTCGATCATGAGGAACGCACAGTACCACTGGCCGGCGGCAATAGGCTCACGGCCTTTCAGGACACCGCGCACAACCAAAACCAGGTCGACGCGGGTCTTCTTGAACATGTTCCACGCCTTCGCGTAGATCGAGTTCGCGTCGTCTGGGTTCGTCGGGTAGTACATGGTGAGGGAGCCCTCGTACTGTGCGGCGCCACGAGAAGAAGAACCCGCGGCGTCGAGCAGAGACAGGGACGACTGCTCCTTAGACGCCTTCGCGGCGGGGATCGTCGTGTCGTCCCAGTTGATCGCATCGCCGATAGCCACAGCGGAGTTCATCTCCTCCACGGTGATGGCGTTGATGTCCTTAACGGACGCCTTGGGGAGGACCCAGACGTTGACATGCTCGTTGGAGAGTACTTTCTTATCCATTATGCGGCCACCTTCTCATTGAGGACGAACGCGCCGTTCTGAAGGAAGTTCGGCTCGTACTTGATGAAGCCGTTCGACTCGTACCCGTCGACCGGGTAGTCGGTCTGGAAGCGGTAGATGCTGAACACATCCCCCACTTCGAACGGCTTGTTCGGGCGCTTACCGATTCGCTCCACGATGAACAGCGTGATGTCGGGCTTCATCGTGATGTCGCGAATCATGTTGAACACGCCCTGATCGTCCACGCTCTCGTCTCGGAGTGCGGTGAACTTGCCCTCATACTTGGCGAGGGTAGGGTTCTCCACTTCGGAGATGTCGCAGATCGTTCGAGTATTGTCAGTGTCGGGGTCGGTCTCGCCGAGCGAATAACCGTCCAGGATCGCACACGACACGTTGAACACCAGGTTGCGCGGGTTGTCGGTCGCACTGAACTGTGCGTTGAGTTCCGCCGCCGTAGGATGCTGCCAGTCAGCGAATGCCTCAGGAGCGGCGAAGAGAATAGTCACGTTGCCGCGAAGCATACGAACTTCGTTAGCCACTGTGCTTCCCCCTTTTCTCGTTGTCGTTGTCAATGAAACAGTCGCTACAAGGCTCTTCCTCCGTTATCGGCACCAGCGTCCCGAAGAACTGAGCGAAGTCATCCGGGTACGTGCCGACGTCCCCGGTGTTCATGTCTTTGTAGAGGCCCATATGCACCATCCTATCAAATACGGTTTTTGAGGTTCGTGATAAAGGAGCAGTAGAGCTCGTAGCCGCACTGCACCACTTTGTGGTTGGTTCCGGCGTAGTTCAAGCCCTGGCCGCCGTGGACCGTGATCCCACCGCTGTTGTCCGGCTCGAAACCCACGAGCCCCCACAGAATGCGCTCACCGATCTCACGGGCATGCTGTGCGGTGAGGGCTCGCACATGGCACAGGAAGAACACCCTGTAGCCGTCGTTGAGCTGGGAGACGATGCTCGTCGCCTGGCTGATGTGCCCGGGCGTGCCGAACACGACCGCGATGTACGGCATTTTCTGGCCTTCGTCGAAGTCCGGCAGCGCCACCTCTTCGACAACCCTCTGGGGCGGCACCTCGGAGAGCTCGCGGATCTTCGCCATAATGTCGTCGATGTACTTGGCCATGTGTCTCTATCGCCCCCACTTCCAGATGCGGCGAGTCTCCGTGTAGACCTCCTTGCGGGTCTTCTCGTCGAGCTTCACCTGCTTCGCCACTTTGTCCAGGGCCTTCATGCCCCACACTCTATCATCGCCGTACTCCTGGCCGAGGATGTAGTCGTGATCCCAGCCGCCGTCGAACTTGTTGGACCCCTCGATCCAGCCGTACTCGACCGTCACGTTGTCCGGCACGACGACGCTCACGCTGTCGTGCATGTGGCTCGTCCAGATACGGCCGATCTTCCCCGGCACCAGAGCGGACGGCGTCTTCTCGATCGTCTCCTGCATCGCCAGCGGGATCTCCTCGGAGATCTTGTCGATGACGTTGGCGAACAGGTCGTACTCGCGGAAGTCATCAATGCGCTTGGCATACTTCGTGAACTTGTTAGCGCCGATCTTTGTGCGGATTTTCATACCTACACCTCAGCTTTGTTCATCGGTGTGTTGCAGATGATCGTCCGTTCGAACGACTGAGACGCATCGATCACAGCCGCTACAGTCATCAAATAGCCAACCATGTGTGGGGTGTCCTGCGTCTTCACTACTTTGATGCGTGCAGCCATCGGAATGTTAAGCGACATCGTCGAGCGAGGAAGCTGAAGTCGCACACGGTTAGTCGTCTGAGGCGCAATCTGGTCGTTCGCTACCTCAGGTTGGCGTATCGGCTGTATACGCGCTTTCCCAGAATATATGACTGAGCCATAATCATAGCTGTCAGTCTTAGCGTCGTATTTGATGTTCTTGCCATCGTAGATCGTCACCTCATCGACCATATAGCGTTCGACGCGTTTTGCCGCCATGGCCAGGCGGCCTTCAGAGATACCGGCCAAGGAACTCCCTCGCTCTCTCGAACACGTCATCGCCCCTCATCGGGACGAGAACGAGCCCTTCGCCGTTCTCCAAGGCGTCCCCCTGTGCGTCGTACTTGTCGGCCAGAGCGAGCAGGGCCTCGACGTTCTTGTCCCCGCCGGACAGCGTGAAGTCGTCCGCTTTGACGTTCTCGACCCCGCCCTCCGATACGAGCTTCGCCGCGTAGGCACGCAGAGCGGCGGCCGCAGCCTTGAACACATTCGTGTACAGTGCGCACAGCCGTTCGAGCAGCTTGGGGTCCAGGTCGATGCCGGGCAGAAACAGCTTCAGCTCGTCCACGGTTATCTTCGGCACCGCAGCTCCTTTCCACTGCAGGAAACCCCCCCCCCCCCCCCGCCCGGGGGGGGGGCGCGCCGTCGGGGCGCGTTGTCTCGGGGGC